GGCGATCGCCGACTGGTCCAGCGTCTTGGACCCGACCAGCGGCGCGAGGTCGCGGGCATAGTCCAGCACGTAGTCGAACGCGCCGTAGCGGTCGGCGTAGTGCGGGCCCACCGCGGTGGCCTGACTGGGCTGTCGGGTGCCGGGGATGAACACGTCGGCGGCGTTGGCCGGGGCGACCGGCGCCGCCAGGGCGGCGGCCAACAGGGCCGCGGGGATGATCTTGTTCATGGTCAGCGTCCTCTCATCGGGTGTTGGTAGGGCATGTTGACGATGACGTGCACAGGGTCCGGCGTGGTCGCATTCGCAACGATGATCTGTTGCATCCACGGCGGTATATCGACGGTGCCCGCGTCGATCAGGGCTTGCAGCCGTTCGTGGGCCTCGGCCTCTGTGAGCACCTGGCGACGGCGTCGTTTGGGGCTCACAGCGGCAGTCCGAACAGGTAGGTCATCGGTACGGCCATCAGTGCGGCGACGGTCAGAACGGCCCCTGTGGTGGCCACAGGGCCCTCGGGACGACCGGCCAGAACCATGACGAGGCCGATACCCATCAGGATCAGCAGCGCGGTCACCAGTAGCGCCGTTCGTCGTCGTGGGCGATCGGGGCGGTGACGGCGGCCCAGTAGGCGGTGATCACACGGCGCAGTCGGTTCATCAGGGGCGATCCTTTCGTGAAGGCGGGGTAGTCGGGGGCATGCTGGGCGATGTGCGCCGACCAGGCGACGTGATTGCAGTTCTGCTGGTGCGCGATGCGCTGACGGTATCGCCGCGCGGCCCGGTCGACCCCGTGAACGGGGCAGACCGGACGTCGGCAGGCGCTCATCGTGCTCGCCGCCGAGCGATTTCGTCGCACACCGCCCGGCTGCGGTCGATCTTGTCGGAGTCGGTGTAGCCGAACAGCGAACGCCGTTCCTCGGTCAGTTCGCGGTCCGTCATCACGGCGGGGTCGATCATGCCGCTGCCCCTTCGATCTGGGCCAGCACGTTGTGCAGGTTGCACAACGCCAGCAGGCTCTCGGCCTCAGCCAGGGTCTCGCAGGACACCAGGACGGTGTCGCCCTCGGCGTCGACCATCCGCACCTGGTAGGTCTCGGGGGTGGTGATGGTGGCCATGTGGCCCTCCTAACTGCCCCGGCGGGGCGACTGCGCGGGACGGTCCCGCTGACAGGAACGACATTACGGCAACATGGCGGCATTGTCAACGTTTTCCGTCGACAAGCCCGCACGCTGCTGTTTTACGCTGATCGGCATGGCCTCGAACCACAAAACTTCGCCGTTCGTCGACCCCACGAACAGGGTCGGAACCACCACCCGCGTCAGCCCGTCGCAGCTGAACACCTATCACCGCAATCCCCGGCGGGGTGACGTCACCGCCGTGGCCGGGTCGCTACGGGCCAATGGCCAGTACAAACCGATCTGCGTCAACGTCGGCACGTTCACTGGCCGCCGCAACGAGGTGCTGGCGGGCAATCACACCTTGATGGCGTTCCGCAACCTGGCCGAGGCATACCCGACCGATCCGCAGTGGGCCGAGATCGCCGTGCACTGGGTCGACGTGGACGACGACCGCGCGGCCCGCATCGTGGCCGCCGACAACCGCACCAGTGAGCTGGGAACCAACGACGTCGCCGAGCTGGCGGCGCTGCTGCAGACGATCCCCGACCTAGAAGGCACTGGCTACGACAGCGGCGATCTGGCTGCATTGCTCGACGGCATCGGCGCAGCGACCGACGATCTGCCGGGCACCGGCGGTGAACCCGTCGACAAGCCTGAGCCACTGCCCCGGTACGACGGCGATCAGTTCACACTGCACCACGGTGACAGCGCCGAGGTCATCGCCACGCTGCCGGACAACAGCGTGGACGCCATCGTCACCGATCCGCCGTACGGGCTCGACTTCATGGGCAAGCACTGGGACACCGGAGCGGTGGCGTTCGACGTCGAATTCTGGCGGCAGTGCTTGCGGGTACTGCGGCCGGGCGGTCACGTCGCGGCGTTCGGCGGGACGCGCACCTGGCACCGTCTGGCGGTGGCCATCGAAGACGCCGGTTTCGAGGTCCGAGACAATATGGCCTGGTTGTACGGCAGTGGGTTCCCGAAGTCGCTCGATGTGTCCAAGGCGATCGACAAGACCGCCGGTGCCGAGCGTGAAACCATCCGGACACCGATGGGACCATCGGGCAATAAATACGCCAAGGGGCTGGGCGATGACCGACCGTGGATGCGCAACGCTGCTGAGCGGGGATTTCATGAAGCACCTGGACCATGTGCGGTCACCGACGCCGCCCGGCAATGGCAGGGCTGGGGAACCGCGCTCAAACCGGCGTTCGAGCCCATCGTGCTGGCCCGCAAACCGTTCGATACGACCGTGGCGGCCAATGTGCAGGAGCACGGCACCGGCGCGCTGAACATCGACGGCTGCCGGGTGGCGACGACCGACACGTGGGAGGCGACCGGGGTCCGGTCGTCGTCGTCGTCGGTGTTAGCGGGGGGACAAGACGGTTCATTGAACGTGTCGGTGTCCTCGGCCCACGACCTCGGCCGTTGGCCTGCCAACGTGCTGCTGGACCCGTTCACGGCCGGTCTGGTCGACGAACAGAGTGGCGTAAGCACGTCGCCGCTCGTTGGCAATGTCGCTCACACCAGGGGAAGCAACACCATTGGCGCTTTTGCGCACGAAGGACACCCACCCTCGCTGAATGGGCATGGCGACACTAGTGGCGCATCGCGATTTTTCCCGATCTTCAAGTACACCGCCAAGGCCGCCACCAGCGAGCGCCCCAAGGATGACGACGGCACCGCACACCCCACGGTCAAGCCACTCGACCTGATGCGGTGGCTGGTGCGGCTGATCACGCCGCCCAAGGGCGTCGTGCTCGAACCGTTCTGCGGGTCCGGCACCACCTTGGAGGCGTGTCTGAACGAAGGCATGGCGTGTGTGGCCATTGAACGCGAGGCCGACTACATCCCGCTGATCGTGCAGCGTATCGAGCGCGCCGGTGCCGAGGTGACCACCGCGTGAGCGCGCAGCCGGACGATTTCAGTAACCCCGAAGCCCGCAAGATTTTCGAGGCCAGCAAGAACATGACCGCGGCCCAGCGCGCGGCGTTCCTCAAACAGCTGGAAGCCCGCCGGGCGCGCGAGAAGATCCTGGGCCGGTACAACAGCGCGGCCGACCTGGCCCGCAGCATCGACCCCACCTACCGGATCACCCCGGCCATCGACCTGATTGCCGAGAGCATGGAACGGGTCATCCGCAGCCCCAAACCGCTCAACCTCATGGTCTCGATGCCGCCGCAGGAAGGCAAGAGCACCCTGGTGGCGGTGTTCGGCACCCTGCGGGCGCTGCAGCTGCAACCGAACCACAAGGTCGTCCTGGCCTGCTACGGCTCGGACCTGGCCCACACCCACAGCCGCAAGTGCCGGGAGCTGATCAACACCTACGGGTCCGGCCTGACCGATGGGGTGTCCGGCGCCGCCATTGACGACAAGATCGGTCTGCGGCTGAAAAAGGGCAGCAACCAGGTCAAAGAGTGGGGAATCGAGGGCCACGAGGGCGGTCTGGTCGCCGCCGGTATCGGCGCCGCGATCACGGGCCGCCGAGCCGATCTGTTCATCATTGACGACCCGTACAAGAACATGGTGGAAGCAGACTCGGCCACCATCCGGCGCAAGGTCGATGAATGGTTTGCCTCGGTCGTGACCACCCGACTCACGCCGTCGGCGGGCATCATCCTGATTCAAACCCGCTGGCACCCCGAGGACATTTCCGGCTCGACGCTGGCCGGTGAACGCGAGGTGGAAGCACACGAGCGGTCCTGGCGGTACATCAACATCCCGGCGGTGTCCGAGGACGGCATTCCCGACGCGCTAAACCGGCCCACCGCCGGTATTGCGATGGAGTCCGCACGGGATGGCCACGACGCCGACGGTAACGAGATCAAACGTGATTTCCCCACCATCCGGCGCAAGGTCGGTGAGCGGGTCTGGTATGCGCTCTATCAGGGTTCCCCGCGAAATCCGGCCGGTGGCCTGTTCCTGCGGTCGTGGTTCGATGAACGGCGCTTGGACGCTGCGCCGATCATACCCGTCGTGTCAATAGTGGCGATAGACCCCGCGGACAGCGGCGAGGGTGATGAAACCGGCATCATTGCCGCCAGCCTGGCCCCTGACGGCAAGATCGTGCTGACCGAGGACTGGTCAGGGCAGATGACCAGCGATCAGTGGGCCCGGCAGGCGGTGACGCTGGCGCTGCAGCTCGGTGCCCGTGAGATCAAGTTCGAGGGTTACACCACGGCCAAGACCTACAAGAACGTGATCTTGGGTGCCTACCGGGATATGCGGGACGCCGCCATCGCCAAGCACAATCAGGGGGCGGTGCTGACCCCGATCGAGCAGCGCAGTCTGTCGCAGTGGCCGCCGTTCACCGTCAGCCCGTGGACCGGCAAGGGTGATGCAGTAGCCCGATCGGCCCTGCTGCGCCAGGCGTGCGAGGTCGGCACGTGCGTGACCGTCGCGCACAAGCTGGCGGTGTTCGAGGATCAGGCGTGCGACTGGCAGGCCGGGCAGCACCAGCCCGACCGGGTGGCGGCGGCCATCATCGCGCACGACCGGCTGCGGGAACTGGGCAACGGAGCGGCGACGCTGGCGGCGCCGGTCAGCGAACGGCCGGGCGCGAATACACCGGCATGGCTGCGGCGGCGTATCACCGACAAGTGACAACGCCGCTGTTCTAGCGTATTGTGCCGGACATGAAGCTGTCCCGTATCAAGCACGAGGCCACCCGCCGGATAGACGAGGGCGATTTCGGGACGAACACGTCCTATCGATTGTGCACGTACTACGAAGTTACCGACGGCCCCCCATGCGCGGTGCCGGGGGTCCAGCGGTATGTCTTTCGTCTGCAGTACATCGAGGTCGTCTGGCGGCAGGAAGCCAACGGCGACCGTCGCCGGTATGTCACTGCACGGGGGCGCCGCATTCTTGCCAACGGCCAGGAAGGGGCGTCCGAGGGAAGTCACAGTTGGTCCTATGACCAGACGCCCCCGTGGCCCGAGGTCACCGCCCTGCCCGAATACCAAAATCCGGTGTTCTGATGCCGCGGATACTTGGGATCGACGGATCACTGACCGGCACGGGGCTGTGTCAGATCGATATTCCTTATGGTGGCGCTCTGCCGGTCATCCTCACCGCCACCGTGCGGGCGCCGAAGCCCAAGCCCGGTGATAAATCGGTACTGTCCCGGTCCCGGCGCATTGCCTCGGTGATCGCCGGTATCGAGGGCGCCATTGTGGGTGACGAACCCCGGCCGGATCTGATCGTGTTGGAAGAACTGGCATACGGCGCCCAAGGCGCGGCGAAATCGACGCTGGACTGGCTGTTTGGCCGGATCGTGGACCTGGTCAGGGCCTACGACATACCGTTGCTGCTGGTCAACGTCGCCGCGGTCAAGCAGTTCGCCACCGGCAAGGGCAATGCGGACAAGGACACGGTCATGTTGTCGATGGCCCACCGCTACGGCGACCGGGTCACGCTGAACAACAACAACGAGGCCGACGCGCTAGCGTTGGCGTTCATCGGCGCGCGGTATCTGGATCACCCAGTGGACACCGCCCCCGAAAGTCACCTCAAATGTATGGGAAAGGTTGCGCTGCAATGATTTTGGGTATCAACCAATCGAACCTGACCCAACTGTCGGCTGCCGATCTGGACCGGGTGTGTGGCGATATCGCCGCCTTCGGATTCACACACGTGCGCTTCTCGGCGCACTGGGGGCAAGCCGCGGGGTTCATGGGTCTGGGACTGTTCCCCACCGACTACAGCAAGTTCACCGCGGTATCGGCCGCCCTGACCAAGCACGGGCTGACCGGCCTGCCGGTGGTCGGCATCGGCAAACCGACGTTCAACAACGGCCCGTCCCAGTTCGCCACGTTCGTCAAGGGCGTGCTGGCCAAGTTCCCCGGCATTCAGGCGGTAGAGGTCTGGAACGAGCCGAACCTGTGGAACTTCATGGTGGGCGGCCCGGCGGCGTACCTGCCGTACCTGCGGGCAGCGGCCCCGGTGATCCGCGCGGCTGGGGCTCAGGTGATCCATGCCGGTCTGGCGGCGCTGCCCAACAGCGGATCGGGCAACGCGCGCACCTGGGCGGCGTCCGACTTCCTGGCCGGGTTGTACGCCGCCGGTGAAAGCGACGACTACGACATTCTGGGCTATCACCCATATCCACTGACCGCGTCCGGTTGGGCCGATCCGGCGACCAATCCGTTCGGCATGGCCCAGATCGCGGTGATGGACGCCATCACCGTCCAGCACGGTGACCGACCGACCTACGCCTTCACCGAGGTCGGATACGACACCTCCCAGGTACCCGTGGCCGTCGCCGGTGATCAGCTCACCTACCAGCTCGGACAGCTGCCCGCCGACGCTCCGGTATGGCTGTTCTGCTGGCGGGACACCGACAACGATGGTGGCAAGTACGGCCTGGTGGACAAGAACAACCAGCCGAAACAGCCCTATTTCGACGCCGTCAAGGGCCTGATTGTGAACGGACTGCCTGACTGATGAAGCTCGAACTGCTGCCCCTGGTCATCTACGTGGTGGCCGTCGCCCGTATCACCCGGCTGATCAATTTCGACGCCATACTGGACCGGCCGCGCGTGGCCATCGTCCGGTTCGTGCGCGGGAACCCGCTGGTGGTGTACTTCCTGACGTGCCCGTGGTGCGTCGGGTTCTGGGTCACCTTGGCCACGAGCTGGATACCGGTGTTGTACCCGACCAATCGGGTGTTCCTGATCCTCGGCGTAGCTCTGGCGGCCTCGCATCTGATCGGCATACAGGCCCCGCTGGCCGCCGATGAGACGGTCAACGTGGACGATGACGACGACGAGAGTGGTGACGATACCGGGGGATAACACCGCTGGCCGTTAATCTCATAACGTGGCCGCCCCCTCGTCTTTGCGCATCACCCGCCGTCTGCCGGGCGCCGTCGCCCCGTCGATCGCCTCGCGCACCCGTGCCCTGGTCGCCGCCAGCCAGCCGATTGACGATCCGCGCAAACAGTTCCGCAAGTCGATCGGCGGCGGAAAGCAGTCCGAATGGCAGGCCAAGGCGTGGGCGGCGTACAAGGAAGTCGGCGAGCTGCGGTTCTACACCGGATGGCGCGCAGCGTCGGCCAGCCGCGTCCGGCTGATCGCCAGCGAAATCGACCCTGACACCGGTGTGCCCACCGGCAGTATCGACCCCGACAACACCGAGGGCCAGCGCGTCGCCGAGATCGTGCGTTCCATCGCCGGGGGCCCTCTGGGACACGCCAAGCTGATCAAACGGGTGGTCGAATGCCTGACGATCCCCGGCGAAGTCTGGATCGTGATTCTGTTCGTGGACCAGCCCGACCCGGCCAATCCGCAGAAACAGGCCCCTCCGACCTGGCTGGCGGTGACCCCTGACGAGATCACCGCCGGGGGCAAGGACACGACCATCGAGCTGCCCAATGGTGAGAAATACACCTACAAGGACGGCAAAGATGGGATGTTCCGCGTCTGGAACCCCGCCGCCTGGCGTGCCAAGGAAGCCGACAGCCCGGTGCGGGCGACGATGGACAGCCTGCACGAGATCGTGCGGACCACCAAGACGATCAGCAACGCCAGCAAGTCGCGGCTGATCGGTAACGGCGTGGTATTCGTGCCGCAGGAAATGTCCCTGCCCACGATGAACGTACCGGTGGCCTCGAACAAGCCCGGCGCGCCGATCCCGCCGGTGCTGCAGACCGCGGCGGTGCAACAGCTGCAGGATCTGCTGTTTGAGGTCGCCAAGACGGCGTACGACGACGAGGACAGCATGGCGGCGCTGATCCCGATGTTCGCCGGTGTGCCCGGCGAAATGATCGCCCAGGTGCAGCACCTCAAGTTCGACAACACCATCACCGACACCGCCATCAAGACCCGCAACGATGCCATCATGCGTCTGGCGATGGGTCTGGACGTCAGCCCCGAACGGTTGCTCGGCATGGGGTCGCAGTCCAATCACTGGTCGGCCTGGCAGATCGGCGACGACGACGTCCGGCTGCACATCCTGCCGCCGGTCGAGCTGCTATGCGATGCGATCACCGAACAGGTGCTCAAGAAAGTGCTGGCCAAGGAAGGCATCGACCCGAACAAGTACGTCGTGTGGCACGACGCCAGCCAGCTGACCGTCGACCCCGACAAGACCGACGAGGCCCGCGATGCATTCGACCGCGGCGCCATCACCGCCGAGGCGATGGTCAAGTACCTGGGTCTGTCCGACGATAGTCAGTACGATTTTTCCACGATGGACGGCTGGGCGCAGTGGGCCCGGGACCGGGTCGGCGACGACGCTACATTGCTGCCGACGCTGGCGCAGCTCATTCCTGAGCTGGAAGGAATGGAATTTCAGGCCCCAAGCCAGCCTGAGCTGCCGCCCGGCGACGATACGAGCGCCGATGACGGTAAGAGCGGTGCCCAGCGGCAGCAGGAGCCGGACACCGAGACCGACAGCGAGGACAACGGCGATCAGGCGGCCAGCCTGACCGAGCGCGAGACCACGTTCGCCGAGGCGGCGATATTCCGCGCGCTGGAACTGGCGGGTAAACGGCGCCGGACCCGGTCACTGCCCTACGAACTGCGCCAGGTGCCCGACCGCGAGCTGCACCGCCACCTCCCAGCCGTGTCGCCCAGCCAGGTCGATGAGCTGGTCAGGGGCTGGGACGCTGTGCTGGACGACCCGGTGATCCGCGGTCTGCAGATGGACGCGGCCAAGGTGCGCGCGGTGGTCCGCAAGTACGTCACCGCTGAGCTGACCAAGGTGGTGGACGCCTGATGTGGCCCGAACACCGTGGCGATGCGGTCAGCCGACAGATCCCGGTCGAGCGGGCCGTGGAAGCCCTGTACGCCGAGTCGTTCCGTCGCTGGGTGCCCACGATCCGCGCCGGTGTGCTGCCCGCGCTGACCGCCGCCGGTGCGTTGCCGCCGGACCCGTCGGCCGCCGATGACCAGACCGCACAACAGGGCTGGTCGGACACCACCCGCGACGTCGTACTGGCCGTGATCGGCCTGCTGTGGGCGGCGACCGTCTACGAGGCCATGCCGTCACTGGGCCTGCCGATCCCCGACCTGCCATCACTGCCCAAGAACCGGCGCACCTACACCTACCTGCTCGATGACGTCGACGGTAAGGCGCTGGACATCGTCGCCGAGGCGGTGACATTGAGCCGGGCCGAGATCGCCGAGGCGGCGGCCCGCATCGACAACACCCCGGTGCTGGCCCAGATCCGTGACGACATGCTGGCCGCTGAGACCCAGCGCGCCGATCACATGGCGGCGGTCGTGCACGACAAACTGGCCGTCGCGCGTGACAAGGCCATCGTGCTGGCACAGAAACAGCAGCTGGACACCGCCGATACCGTGATTGCCCAGCGCACCGCGGTGGCCGAAACGCTCGACGTTGGCGGCCCGACCATCCGGCAGCTCGCCGAGTCGGCCGGACACGACAGCGGTGCGGTGCAGAACCACGCGGTCGTAGAGGCGGCGGTGTACGGCCAGGACGAGGACGACCCGCTCGACAAGGTCTGGATCGCCACCATCGACAGCAAGACTCGGCCGACACACTGGGCCGCCGACGGCCAGCGGGTGGCGCTCAATGCGGCGTTCATCGTCGGTGGTGAGGCCCTGGCGTTTCCGCAGGACACCGCCGGGTCGCCGCGCGAGATCAAGAACTGTGTAGTCGGATCAACGCAGGTCAACTGGCCTGGGCAGCATGTACACAACGCGACGAGACGGCGCTATAGCGGCACGTTTGTCGATCTCATTACGGCTGATGGTCGCGTCCTCACCATCACTGCGAAACACCTTGTGCTGACCCCCGTGGGGTACGTCCACGCTGATTCGTTGTGCCCAGGAGATTATGTCATCGGCGCCCCGACCGGGGTCGATTCCCCAGAGATAAACGACATGCCACCCTGCATCGAGCAGGTTTACGGTGCGTTTAGCGGTGATGGGGTGTCGGAGTGGGTGCCACTTGGCCCGATGGACTTCCACGGCGACGTTTCCGAAGGCGACAAAGTCGAGATTGTAGGGTCCGACCGCAACTTGGGTTACCAGGCCGAGGAATGCCGGGATGGCCTCGTGTGGCTGTCTGACGGACCCCGTATGTTGACGAGTTCGAGCCCGTTTCGGACCGGCTTTGATTTGCCCAGGACAGGCAGTTTCGGTGCCGTCGGAGTGACGTCGCCGAGCGGCGTTGGCGGCCAGAGCCGCGGTCCGACGTTCGGCGACGGTCAAGCGTGCAGCACGGATACGGTTAGCCTCGGACTGATTACGGACCGGCAAACCCAGACGCTGGAGATTGCCGATGACAGCGGTGCGGCTGACACCGAAAATCAGCGCCATCTGCTTTACGCTAACGCCGTCGGCATGGTGCCGACGCAGCTCATTAACGTCAAGATCTATACGGCGACTCACGACGTCTTCAATTTGTCGACCACACAGGAATGGTACATCGGCAATGGTATTGCCGTACACAATTGCCGCTGCCGGGTGGGCATTCTGGGCCGCGACGAGAAACTGCCGGACGAGGTCGACCGGCACACCGAACGCCTGGCTGGCCGTGATGCCACCGCCCGCCACCGTGAGGGCAGCCAGGCTGATGAGATCGAACGCCGCGAACGTGAGGGCAACATCCGCGCCCGCGACGACAAGGATGGAATGGGACAGGTCGCTTCAGCGGCCCCAGATGAAGGGCAGACAATGGCCAACGACGATGAGACTCAGGCCGAGACCTACCGCACGTTCAGCGCGGTCATCGCCCTGATCGGGGAACCGACCAGCGATAGCCGGATGCTGAGCAAGAAAATCGACCTGTCCATGCGGTCGTTCCCCCAGCCGCTGATGTGGTGCAAGCAGACCGGATACGGCCACGAGGACGCCTACACCGTCGGGGTCATCGAGGGGGCCGAAAAGGTCAAGGGCAAGGTGACCGCAACCGGGTACCTGCTGAACACCCCCGAGGCCGACGAGGCGGCCAACGAGCTGGCCCACGGCGTCACGTCGCCATCGGTCGACCTGGCTGACAGCGAGTGGGAGGCCACCGACCGCGACGAGAACCCCATCGACTACGAGACCTACGTCAAGTCGCTCGATGACGGCGATCCGATCAAGATCTACACGACCATCACCAAGGCCGAACTGATCGGCACCACCCTGGTGGCCACCGCCGCCTTCGGCGACACCAGCCTGACGCTGAACGCCGAGCGCGAGACCCGCGACGTGCCGCTGGTGGCCGCCGCCGTGGCCCAGTTCAAGGCGCGGACCTACCCGGCGGCGTTCTTCGCCGACCAGCACCTGACCGAGCCGACGCCGGTCACCTCGGTGACCGTGGACGGTGTCGAGCACGTGTTCGGTCACTTCGCCTGCGAGGGCAGCTGCCACCGGGGCCTGCTGGGGCAGTGCGTCACGCCGCCGATGGACGACGATTTCGCCAACTTCCACACCAGCCCGCCGGTGCAGCTGGACGACGGCGAGACCATCGCTGTCGGCCGCCTGACCGTCGGCGGCGGTCATGCCAGCACCGCTCGCGGGGTGTCCGGCGCCGACGCCGCCGCGCACTACGACAACGTGGCGACGTGCTGGGCGCTGGTCCGGGTCTACAAGGATGCGCACGGCCTGGCGTTCACCGGCGTACGGGCGCCGTGGGTGTCCGACGAGCAATTCGAGCAAGGCATGAGCGCGCCGTTGTCGGGCGACTGGCGGGACTACGGCCGCGGGCTCAAGCTCACCGCGGTGCACAGCGTCAACACCCCGGGCTACATGATCGCCAGCGGCGCCACCGACGCCGAGGGTCGTCCGCTGGCCCTGGTGGCCTCCCTGGCCCCGACCGTCGACAGTCACCCGCGCTCGGTGGCTGTGGCCGCCGGTATCGACGTCGACAAGCTGGCGGCGGCCATCGTGCGCAAGCAGCGCGAGGACGCCACGATGGAACAGCTGATGAACCGGGCCAAGGACCGGCCCGAACTGCCGCCAGAACCCGATCCGATGGATGAGCTGATGGCCCGCGCGAAGGCGCGCGTCTGATGGGCTGCAGCTGCCGCGGCGGTGTCGGCGGCGCGACGTCGCAACCGGCGATCCTGGGATACAACTACCAGCCGCCTGCCGTCAATGGCGTGCTGCCGCCGGTGATGGGGCCGTATTCGACCATCCTGGAAGCTCGGGCCGAGCAGCGGCGGCACGGTGGTGGATCCATCAAGACCATCCGCAAGTAGGCCAACGACAACGGCCCCGGTGTTGACCGGGGCCGTTGTGCTGTGTCTGGGCTTAGCGGGGGAGAACGCTTTCAAAGCCGTAGGCGTAGGTACCGCCCCAGGCGGGGAGTTCAACGACGGCGAGGCCGTTTTCGTTGACGCCGAGGAAGATTCCTTCGCCGTTGGAACCGTGAACGCCTGCGATGCGAACCTGTGCGCCGGTTTCGATGATCATGTGTCCCTCTCTTCGCGGGTCCGTCCCGCTGACAAGAACCACATTACGGTCGCACGGCGGCATTGTCAAGGGTCCGTGCACGGTGTTTGCGGTGTCTGTTCCGTGCGCACACGCGACACACGGCCATACCGGTGTCGGTAAATCGTGTGTTTTCTAGGGTGCGTATGTGGTTGTTTCTGCAGGTCGGGCTCAGTCGAGCCAATGACGGTTCAAGAGGTTTGTTTTGACGTTGACGGTTCCACTCCACGGTGTCATCCCGATTGCACTGTCCGCAGACTCGATTACCATCTTTCCGCACCTGAACAGTGGCATTAGTCCACAGATGGCCACGAAGGCAGTGCAGCTGGTATAGGCGTCCGAGTTCTGCTCGACGGCGATTTTCTGCCCGGGTCACGGGCTCTAGGTGGGTGGACTCGACACACGCACGGTAAGTGCACAGATGGTCCAGTTCCCACCCATCGGGGATATCGCATCCATGCTCCAGCGTGTGGGCAAAACGGTGAGCGGACCAGCACCTTCGTTCGTGATCCCAAAATCGTCCAGTGCCCTTTTTCGTCGTTGCTCCGACCCACATCAAGCAGGTGACCGTGCGCAATTCGTACTTTGTGCCTGTCCAGAACAGACGGGGGGTGATGGGCGCTGGTCTGGTCTTGGCGAAGAACCGTGACCGTATGTCATCGGGCACTCGAATAACGTTAGACATATTAGTGCACAGTAGCACGCGCACCGTGCCTCGCTAATGTTCCCAATCAGAGAGCGACCGTCTGGCTGTGGGCCGGGAAGCGATCGACCGAGTTGTTCTGGTTACATCGACTTAGGAGCACACAATCGTGTTTGTCCTCCCCGAAGATCTGGCGGCACTGAGCGCCGACCAGCTCGCTGCCCTGGCCCGTCAGGCCCGCGCTGAGATCAACGTTCTGGCCGCCCGCCAGGAAGCCCACACCGCCGGTGCAGGCGAGGCGCTGACCGCCGATGAGCAGGCCCGCTTCGCCGCGCTGCTCGACGGCGAGGACGCCGTTCTGGCCCGCGCCGAGGAACTGGCCACCGCCGAGGCCGAGGCATCGGCGAACGTGGACGCGCTCATGGCCCGCAACGCCGCGCGCACCACCCCGGCAGCGCCGGACGAACCGGAGACCCCCGAGGCCCCGGCGCCGTCCGACAACGCCCCCGAGACCCCCGAAGCACCGGAGACCCCCGAGGCCCCGGCCGAGGGTGAACCGACTGCCGCACCGGTGGCCGCCGCTGGCGCCCCCAATTTCGAGGGCCTGGGCGACGGAACCCCACCGCCTGCCGGTGGCACCCCGTCCGGCCCGCAATGGCACATGGTGCCCGAGTCGCCGGGCTACGTCGCCGGTCCGGTCGGGTTTGCCCAGATCGCCGCCGGTATCGACTCGGTACGCCCGGGTTCGCGCGCCTCTCGGCGTCCCACCGGCAGCAAGGGATCGTTCAGCACCCAGCGGATCGCGTCGGTTCGCCGTCCCGATATCGCTGTCATTGACGACCCGCACGCGCTGGTCACCGAGATCGAGCGGGCCACCTCGCAGATCAACGGCGGCCAGTTCAAGGGTCAGGCCATCACCGCGGCGGCGCTGACCGCCGGTGGCTGGTGCGCGCCGTCCGAGCAGCTGTACGACTTCTGCGACGTGCCCGATCCGGTCGACCTGATCAGCCTGCCCGAGATCACCATCCGTCGCGGTGGCGTTCGCTGGCCGCGGGAACCCGATGTGTCCTCGCTGCTGACGGACTACGCTTTTCAGTTCTTCTTCACCGAGCCGGAACTGGAAGCCGAGGACGGCAGCGGCAACCCGACGGCGATCAAGGAATGCATCAGCATTCCGTGCGCCGACGAGTTCGATGAGCTGCGCCTGGCCGCGCTCGGCTACTGCGTCGAGGCGGGCATTCTGCAGGACCAGGGTTGGCCTGAGCTGACCCAGTGGTTCCTGCAGACGTTCGCCGCGGCCCACCTGCGGGGTATCTCGTGGCGGACCATCCGCGACATGGTGAACGGGTCCACCCCGATCACCATTGCCCCGGCCACCCTGGGCGTTGGTGCCACCACCAACTTCCTCAATGGCCTGGAACTGCAGGCGATGAACCTGCGGCTGAACAAGGGCATCGCGCGCAACGCTGTGGTGGAAGGCGTCGCCCCAGCGTGGCTCCCCTCGGTGCTGCGGGCCGACCTGGCGATTCAGGAAGGCCTGGACACCAACGCCGTCACCGACGCGATGATCGACGGCTGGCTGAACGCCCGCAACATCTCGTTGCAGTACGTCGCTGACTGGCAGTCGCGCGGCGCCGGACAGCCTGGCAATCTGGCGACCACCCAGTGGCCCGCACAGGTCAACGTCCTGCTGTACCCGGCCGGAACCTGGTTCCGTGCCATGCAGCCGGTCATCGAGCTGGGCGTGATGTACCCCAAGGAACAGCTGCAGGTCAACCGCTACACCCGGTTCTTCACCGAGGATGCCATCGCGGTCGGCAAGCGGTGCAACCCGTCGCTGAACGTGCAGATCCCGATCTGCGTCAATGGCGGCATCGGGGAACGCATCGAGATCACCTGCCCGGCCCCGGCCACCACCACGAGCTACACACTGGCCAACACCGCCACCGCGGGTCAGTACAAGCTCAAGACGGCCAACGGCGGCACCACGGCCGATATCTCGTTCGATGCCACCAACACGGCCATCGAGAACGCGCTGGGTCTTGTGGACGACGGCCACCCGGCCGCCGACTTCACCGTGTCGGGCACCGCCCCGGCGCAGACGGTGATCGTTCCCAGCTCGCTGGGCGCGCTGTCGGTGGTCGCCGGTACCACCCCGGTGACCGGTGGAACTGTGACCGTCACCGCGGTGTAACGGATCGCCCTACGACTAGTTGCCGGGCCGGGACAACACCGAGGCCCGTCCCGGCCCGGCAACTACCGTTACCACCAGTAGGGAGGAACGTCGCATGACGATCACCACCGAGACCGGGACGCTGAACCCGGTACAGTTCTGGGCGCCGCCGGTCAACCCCTCGCCGACCGGCCTCTACGCCGCCACAGCGTGGCAACCCGAGAACACCGCACCCGCCCGATTCCTGGCCGGGGTGCACATCCTGCCCGAGAATTTCGACGGCGCCAGTTCGTCCGGCGTCTGGGGTGCCGACTGGTGCGCTCAGCCCGACGACCTGACCCCCGACGACGTCAAAAAGGGTGAGCGGTGGGCCGGTCTGGACCCGTTCGACCCCGTGACCATGTGGGGCTATGACGAGTGTGCCCTGACCGCCGAGAGCCGGGCCGAGGTCAAGAGCCGGGCCGCGCAAACGCTGCGGGTCATGGAACAGCCCCTATTTGAGCGCGAGTTCGGCGGCCGATTGCAGGCCGACCTGACCGCCGAGGGCGGCCCGATCGACGCCGCTGCACCGTTCCTGGCCGCGCTGGGCATGGTAGAGGCGTACATAGCAATGGGCGGCCAGCAGGGCGTCATCCACGCCGCGGTCAACGTCGCCCCGATGGCGGCGTTCTATCAGTGCCTGGTCAAGACCGGCAGCGGCTACCTCACCCCGATGGGCAACCGTTGGGTGTTCGGCGGCGGCTACCTGGCCAGCATCGGATCGAACACCCTGATGGGCACGAGCCCGCTGTACGGCTGGCGTGATGAGATCGCCGTGCGTGAGACCATCAAGTCCGAGCAGAATAAGTATGCCGTGGTCGCTGAGCGTTCGGTCCTGGTGGGCTACGAACACTTCTACGGCGCCATGCAGATCACCGGATAGAACAGGACCCAGGAACATGCCCGTTGGTGTGAACGTCGAGGATGACCCGATCAACCCGGGTTTTGTGCTGGTCGAGTTCGTGGACGCCAGTCTGCGGGGTCCGGCCCTGGCATCGCTGATCGCCGACGGCGGTCCCGATATTGTCGAGCCCCTGACCCGCGAGAAGGGCAGCGAGCGCAAGCGATACCGCGTGCCGTCCGGCAACGCTTCGGCGGCCGGACTGATCGACGGCAGCGGCACCGAGTTGGATGACATCACCCAGACCGGCCCCGCGGACACCACTGGCATGGTGCTGCCCACTGCCCCGACCAGTGCGAACGCCTTCGGTCCGGTCATCCGCAAGGGCACGTACAAGAACGGGTATGGCGACAACGTGCAGATCCCGCAGCCCGGCAAGGCGGTGGGCCGTCCGCCCGCGGCGCCGACCCAGGCCGAGGTCGCCGAATACGTCAACACCAACCAGGCCAGCCTCAAGGAACGCGAGGGCCGCGACGCCAACGACAACGGCACGCTGGGCCTGGCCTCGGTCAGTCCGTTCGCTCAGGACGCGCCGCCGCTGGACACCGGCAACGACGACGAGCCCCCGGCCGACCCGAGCGGCGATCAGGGATACCCCACCGACAGCGCACCGTCGATGGACTGGACCCGGGACCAGCTCAATGCCTACGCCAAGACCGTCAAGGGTGTGGACACCAGCAACAAGGCCGAATACCCGGCTAAGGCCGATGTTCTGAACGTCATCAACGCCCCAGCGTGATTGACGTAACCCGGTGACGACATGAGAGGAACGACGTTGTGGAAGCAGTGCCCCGGTCAGTATTCCCACCGTCGCCTTTTGCCCCGCGGCCCACGGTTCGCCCGTTCCGCGCTGTCACCCGGCCGCCGGTAATCGTGTCTGAGCACGATCTGGATCTGGCCGCGGTATCGCTGGCCCGGCAGTTCGAGCATCAGCGGGAGGCACTGCGGCTCTGCTGCTGGATCGTGGCCGGGTTACCGATCCTGTACGGCATCGCCACGTGGTTGTTTGGCACGTCGCTGTGGGCGTCCAGTCCGGTGTACACCAACGCGCTGTCGGTGCCCGGCGCCCCACAGTCGTGGGGAACGGTGTTCATCGTTCTGGGCGTGGCGTCCATCGTGTGCTGGGAACGTCGCGCCTGCCGGATTGGGGCGGTGGTCGGCATGATTACCTCGCTGGTGCTGGCTTGTTTCATGGCGTCGTTCGTGCTGGTTGGCGTGCAGCTGCATATGCCGATGGCGGCCTCCCCGGCCATCAGCTACGGCCTGTTTTCCCTGCTCTATATGAACGGCGCCCGGTTGGCCTGGAAGTCACGGCCCCGGCGATGAAACGGCACCTTATCCGTGCGTTCGCCCGCACGGTGGTGGCCGTGCGACACAACCGCAAAGTGCACAGCGGTTCACCGCCCCTGTACAACCTGCTGGCCCTCGGGGCGGTCATCGTCGGCGTAGCCCAGACGATGACCGACGAGGCGCCGGGCAGCTTCACCGCCCTGACTCCCGACTGGGCCGATGACGTGTTCGTGGCCGTCACAGCGTTGTCCGGCCTGCTGATCCTGGCCGGTCTGTATGCCACTGCCGAGAACCGGTATCACGCCACTCGGCTAGCCCTGAGCCTGCACATCGAACGGTTCGGTCTGTCGTTCCTGATGACCATCATCGCGCTCAATATCGCTGCCGCCTGGATCTACAACCACGGGTTTCCCATGACGTTGGGGTCGGTCTGGCAGGTCATGTTCTGGCTGTGGTCGTGGACCCGGCTGTGGGATATTCGCAAGGCGTTGAAGGGGCTGACGCGGTGAGCGCGCAACTGTGGCTGTCCATCATCGGCGGAACTGGGTTCCTGGCAGGCGTGGCCGGTCTGTTGCAGTTCTTCAATACCCGGCGTTCGACGCGGGAAAAATCGAGCGCAGACGCCTACGTCAGCTGGCGGGCTTTCATGACCGGCGCGGTGGACGATGCCGCCAAGATCAACGGCGGCCTGATGGCCGAGCGTGACAGGCTGTACACCGTGCGGGCGTTCCTGATCGACCTGGTACAGCTGGCCCTCAAGCTGGCCCGGGATCACGGCATCGCCGAGGACAAGATCGAACCCCTGGCGGACCGGCTCGATGAAGTGCGGGCGATGTGACCTGCACCGGCCGCCGCTAATGTTCTGATCAGCGGGCCTCGGAACCCTGCTACCTAGGAGATCGCCGACATGGCCGAGTTCCCAGTCGTGAAAGGCTACACGCTTCGCGCGACGCTCATTAATAGCTGTGGCCGTCCCGAGGCGGGCGAGGCCAGTCGGCTCGTTACCGAGGGCTTTGTCTCGGCCAACATCCAGCCGGTGATGAAGGACGCCCAGGACCTGACCCAGGAGAACGCCGCGGGCAAGGACTGCGTCGTGGACCGTACCCCGCCCGAGCGGCGCTGGTGGACGGTTGAGATCGAGTGCTGCAACGTCAACACCGAACTGATTACCATGTTCTCGGGCTGGGAACAGGTCGTGGACTGGAACGACGTCCCGATCGGTCTGCGCGACCGCAAGCAGGTCAACAGCGACTACGGTGTGGCGCTGGAGATCTGGACCGGCGGCGCGTCCGACGACGATTGCCCGATCCCGACCAACGATGACATCTTCTCCATCGCGGGCAGCGGCAAGAACTACGGCTACTTCCTGCTCGGCGGCAAGGAATTCACGCTGTCGGGTATCCAGATCGGTGCCCAGATTTCGACGTTCACGCTGTCGGGCATCACCCTGGCGATGCCGCAGTGGGGCCGCGGTCCGTACAACGTCGCGGGTATCGACGGTGCGGGCACCCCGGGCCGCATGCTGGCCCCGACCGGCAAGGAAGAGCACCTGACGCTGTTCCGTACCCCGGTTGCACCGCCTTCGCCGACCAACGGCGCCGTGCCCCTGGGCATCGCGTCCAAGTTCGTGGCGCCGGATTACTACTTCGGCGGCCCGGCAGGCGAGCCCCCGGCCGACGTGGCACCGAACCAGGACGAGGTCACCTACGACGTGACCCTGGGCGGTACCACGGCCACCGGTGGCGGGTTCACCCTGGTCTACACCGACCCCGACGGTGTGGCGGCCACCACGGCCACCGTGAACTACGACGACAGCACCACCGAGGTGGCGGCGACCCTGGCGGCGCTGTCCAACTTGGACGTGTCCGACGTGACGGTGTCCGGCACGGTCGGCGCCTGGGTGGTCAACATCGCCAAGGGCGGCACGCTGGCACTTGGCACCAACAGCCTGACCCCGTCGCCGGGTGCCACGGTCTCGGTGACCAAGGCGTAACCTCGGTACATCAGCGAAGCGACAGAACCCCCGGCCTGGGGTTGGGCCGGGGGTTCTGCCGTTGTCGGAGCTATTCGGCGAGGCGTAGGTAGGTCTCGACAATCTCGATAGGGGTCATGGTCGCCAGCACGTTTTCAGGGAACTCGACCGCGTCGGCGTTGCGGTACAGCCACTGCAGCATCTGCGGGGCGAACTCTTCGGGCGACTCACGGGGGTCGTCCTCGCCATAGTGGACCCGGCCGCCGTACATCAGACGTCGGCCCGGTAGATGGTGCGGGCGGTGTAGGTGGTCAGCGCGCGGACGGTGTCGCGGTCGGTCTCGCCGTACTGGGCGGCGACGATCTGGGCGACGTTGCGCCGCTGCGAAGCGGTGAGCTTGCGCGGACGGTTGCGGTTCATGGTGCCCTCCTAGAGGCGGTTCGCGGGCCGGTCCCGCTGACAGAAACGACAATACGGTTACACGGCGGCATTGTCAAGGTCCGCACGGCGGCGGGATAATCTAGGCCAGTGACATGCACCTGGGACGTCGACCGCAGATGCCTGCCGCCGCTGCCCGATCCTGACGATGACGGGTACCAGGCTGCGGCGGATCGGCAGAACACCGCGGTGGACACCGCCGTCATGGTGCTCTATCAGCTCACCGGCCAGCAGTTCGGACAGTGCCCGCTGACCGTGCGACCGTGCCCGATCCGCGACTACGGCCGCGGGTACAACGTTCGCCCCTGGTCGCAGACGCTGTTGTACTGGGACGGATCGCACTGGTTCAACGGCAACTGTGGTTGCCGGGGGCGGTGCTCGCGGACCGGTCCCGGCATCGTGCACCTGCCCGGCCCCGTCGGCTCGATCACCGCGGTGACCATCGCCGACGAGGTTCTGGACCCGTCCGAGTACGTGGCCGAGGGCAACTATCTGTACCGCCGCGGAGGCCGGTCCTGGCCCAGTCAGGACCTCGGACGGCCGCTCGGTGAAACCGGCACGTGGTCGGTGGACTACCTGCGCGGGCTACCGCAGCCCGCCGGTGCCGACGTCATGGCCGGATCGCTGGCCTTGGAGTTCATCAACGCCTGTGAGGGCGGCGACTGCCGGATACCGCGCTCGGTGGTCTCGATCAGCCGCCAGGGCGTCAATCACGTGTTCGACGCCACCAAGATGCTGGCCAGCGGCAAGACCGGGCTGGAAAACATCGACCTGTGGATCAACGCCATCAACCCGTACCACCTGCTGCAAGCCCCATCGGTGATCTGATGGACTGCCCCACAGATCCCGCGGTCGACGTCATCGTGGCCTACAGCTCGGCGATGCGTGAGGCGTTCAGCCCTGATGGACGGTGCCCGCCGGTGGCCGGATCGAATGACGTGCGTTTCGTCGCCGGTGAAGGCCCGGCGCTGGTGGCGTTCGACGTGCACACCCGCCGGGGGAACAAGTGCGCTGAACCGTTCCTGTGGGTTCGGCTGGCACGCCGATTCCGCACCGACAAGTCGCGCGCCTTCATACAGCCCGTACTGGACACGAACGCCAATTGTGGCGCCGCTCCGCGTGTCGTGGCCATCGAGGTCGGCGTGGCCCGGTGCTCGGTGGCGGTGAACGAACGGGCCAGCTGGGATGACTACGAGCGCGAGGCACAGCAGGCGCTCGATGACAGCTGGCGACTCGAACTGGCCATGTGCCGCGCACAGAGCAAGTTGCAGGCACTGCACCATGACGTCGCCACCGACGTCATTAACCCGGCCGGTCCCGACGGCGGCGTGATCGCCTGGGTGGCCAACGCCTACGTCCGACTGTAAGAAAGGCATCGACATGCGACAGCAGATGGTCACCATCGAGGGCACCCACATGGCCAGCGTCAAGCTGCCGCGGGGCCAGCGTCAGACCGTGGTGGACACCCCGCAGATCCGTGAGCGCGTCCGGCGTGGCCAGGTCAAGATCGTGGCGACCTACCCCGCCGACGAGACCACCGAGGCGGTGCAGCCGGACCCGAACCCGTCACTGACGCCTCCGGCCAAAAACGCCAGCCGTGACGACTGGGCGGCGTTCGTCGGCGATCTGGTGCCGCGGGTCGATTTCGATCCGGCGGACCCCGACGTCGGGCGTAACGACCTGATCGCGCTGTACGAGCAGTGGCGGGACCAGCACGCCGCCACCGGGGGGTAACCCGTGGTCGAAATCAAGGTCACATACAAGGGCTTTGATTACCACGAGGCCGGGGCCATCGCACAGACGGCCCCGTTATTGCGGCGCGTCCATCGCAGCCTGACCCGCCAGATTGCCACCGAGGCCCGGCATCGAGTCCCGGTGCTGACCGGTCACCTGGGCCGGTCAATCGGCGAGGACCCGCAGCGGATGGACGGTCCGCTGATCGTGGGCGGCGGTGTCACCGCCTGGGCGAAATACGCCCGGTTCGTGCACAACGGGACCGGCGTCTACGGTCCCAGTGGCATGCCGTTCGTGATCCGGCCCCGCAACCCCGCCGGTGTCCTGCACTTCTTCTGGAATGGCAAAGAGGTATTCGCCAAGTCGGTGACCGTGAAAGGTATGCGCGGCCGACCGTTCTTGACCAACGCCGGAACAGCGGTCACCGCCCGCGACCCGCGTATCCGGCACGGCTAGAACACAACACGGCGGTGTTAGGCTCGGCTCGTCACGTGACAATTTGAAAGGGCCTCGGATGACTACTTACGGTGCTGACGGCGTTGTGGACGACACCCCGCTGACCGACGAGATTTTCGAGCAGGAAAACCAGCCGGGCGGTGAACTGGTCAGTGTCGCCGGACAGACTGCCCCGCCCGCTGAGCCGACCGACGCCACGGCTGTCGCCGTCAAGGACGAGGTCAAGGCGCTGGCGCTGGCCGAGCAGTGGCCGCACGACTACCTCAATTTCGAGGGCGACAAGCTGGAAGTGCGACTGCCGTCCGAGCAAGCACTGTCGGCGTTCTCCATCGGCGTGAGCAAGTACATGCCCGCCGAGGTGCAGAACGACATGGTCGGTCTGTTCATCGCCAAACACCTGAGCCCGGGCAGCTACAGCCGGGTGTTTGCTCGCATGATGGACCCCGACGACACCACGTACACCAACCAGACCATCGGCCAGCTGATGAGTTCGCTGTCCCGCGCGGCGATGGAAGCGCGCAAGGCGTTATCCGACGCCAAGGCCGACGCGGGGTAATCTGCCTCGCAATTCGATAGTCTGACCCGGTGACGGCACCAGGGGCTACCGCGGGCAATATCGGCCTGGGCGTCACTATCGACGCCAGTGACCTACGGTCGGAGCTGACCAAGGCCGTGCTGGCCGAAATGGGCCCGGTGCTCGCCGAGCTGAACGCCGAACTGCGCAAGACGGCCCGCGAATACAAGGACGTCGGCGACGCCGCGGACAAGTCGGCTGAACGCCAGATCAACGCGAACAACGCCGCTGCGGCGTCGGCCGCCGGACTGGCGGCGGCGGTGGGTGCGCACAACAAGATTGGGCAGGACTGGTCCCAGACGGTCGACCGGAAAACCGTACCAGCGACCAAGAAACAACAGTCCGCGACCGACAAGCTGGCCGATTCGACCAAGCTCGTAACCCAGCGGCAAAACGAGTTTTCCACCGCCCTGCAGCTGTTCGGGCGCGAGAGTCCCGAGGCCGAGGCGGCGTACAAGAACATGCGCGCCCAGCTCAACCAGTACACCCGTGACCTGGTGTCGGCCGCCAATCAGTCGCGCACGTCGACCGATCGACAAGTCATCGACTATCAGCGACTCGCACGGGCCGCCGATGATGCCCGCCGCAGCCAGGAACAGGCCGCCAAGATCGCTGGCATCAGCACCCGAGGACCCACCCGTGGCGTCGTCGGCGGCCGTGGTGGCCGTGGATCGTTCCTGACCGGACCCGGCGGCATGGCCCTGGGCGGCC